GGGTCATTGAAGTCATTTTCATCATGTCATCTTTTTTCTTCATCCCTCCATGATCTGGAGTATGACCCATTTCCATTCTATTCTTTTTCTTCATTCCCCCATGATCTGGAGTAGAGGCCATTTCCATTCTACCTTTTTTCTTCATTGTAGAAATTTTTTCATCAAGCATCTTGTTAATTTTCTTCATTCGACCCATTGCACTGTCGATATGAACATCTTCCATTCTTGGATTGGGCATCTCATTCATCTCTTTCTTTCGATAACCAGACGCATATGCGGCTTTCGCTACTTGTCTAGCTTTCTTACGTGAATTAAATGGGCCTTTTGACCCCCAAAAATACTTATCGCCTACTTTACGTACTGGCATTATTAGCTCTTAGATGGCTTTTTTACAACAGGCTTCTCTTCTATATTATTTTTCGGTGGAGTTACGACCCAACCTTCAAGGCTTGTAAATCTGGATATGTCTCTGCCCTTTTTATTGTTTTTAGGGTATAGGTCTGGATTGTCCCAAGCTCTTTTTTTGCTCATAGTTCCTCCATTTCAATGATATGCAGTTCATTGGGTTTAGTAATGTTTCTCCCTGTGGGTGAAACATTCTGTGAATTTTTCTGCATTTCTTGATTCGACTGAGTTATCGTTTTTGTGCCTGTAACCCTATATCTTGTATTTGGCATACTAACGATTTCTGCTTCTTGTGTATAAGTAGAATGCTCTTTAATTGATTTACCAGTTTTTGATGTTGCCTTTATTACTACATGATCCGTGTTTTTATTACTGAAAGACCATTGGCGAGCGGGAAGCCCTGCTATCCCTGCTTCAGACTTTGCTATCACAGCTTGACCACCTTTACCGAAATTCAAGCCTGCTGATAGCCCTGTAAACTCCAATCCTACGCCCCTTGAAGAGCTAAAAGAAGAAATGGGAACGGACACTTCTGCACCTTCTACAAATGTCTTCTTAATTGAATCGTATGCTCTACTAGATTGCGGATCTCTATGATTAAAAGACATACCTCTATACATTGGGCCATTATATTCGGGGCAATCTCTAATTGCGTTTATAACTTGATTATCTGAAAAGGTGCTTTTGCCCTGCATAGACCTATTTCTTAATGCTTCTATTTCAACGTAAGGTCTTTCTGTCCAATCTCTTTTAATCATATTACTTTCTGCTGTCGAAAGTTCCTTATCCCCATGAATGATCCGCGCACTTTTTTCTTCACCTGTTTGACCATCATGTAAAAGCCAAGCTCCAACTTCCCTTATGCCATGATTCTTCTGATTGTGGCTTTTCCCACCGGGATAATGCAACTTCATTGATTCTTGAGTTGAAGTGCATGTCAAAACAGACTTTTTAGGAGCATCGTTAGCCAACACCTCATCCTTCATTATGTAGATATACATACATCTGCATGCTCCTCTGCCTAAACATTCACGGTGAGGTGGCATTAAGTCATAGTAAAGGGGCGATCCAACATCTACTATTTGCCCATCCACTGCGGCACATTCTTCACAGGTGTTTTCATCTAACAAAGCTGAGTAGTAGGCATAAGCTATATCGTCTTTATACTTCATTGCCTTAAAATGCCGACCCAATGAATACGATTCAGATGTATTTTTTATTGATAGATATTTGCCTTCTCTATCAACAACAGTGACAATCTGATCTACCATTCTATCAAGATCTACATTAGTAAGCCCATCAACTCCCTTTGTCCTCCAAAGATCTTCTGCGAACAGTTGAGCCGATCTTTCGATCTTAAAGGTGATGTCAACAGCCATCGCTTTAGCCCTAGCAAGGAAAAGCTCCTTTATCTCAGATATTTCCATATCTTCATCTCTGAGAGAAAGAGGTTGTCTTCTCTGCCTTTCTATTTCCTTGTCAATCTCTAAGCTACCTTTATCAAACAAGCCGTTCATAATTTTTGCAAAGTCTCGCGTTAGCTCCTTAACGTCTGACTTCCTTACGGTTATGTCTGATATTTCTTCTGGCCCTTTTGCAATAGCCTTTTTAGCCTTCTCCTTTATGTAGTTAGCAATTGTATACCTATATCGACTAGTTGCTTTCTGTATATTGAACTTGCCTTCTTCTAAGTCGTTATAGACTGTAGAAAAATTTATAGGTTTTTCTTGCTCTTTGATGTCTCTATTAATGTTCATTTTATTTTAAGATCACTCGCATTCTTTGCTAATTTCTAATCGTACTAATCTTTTTTCAAGATATTCTAATCTGGTGTTTTGCACTGCATCATCTGGCAAAGCACCTATAGTTCCTCTCGGCCAGTTTGTAGAAAAATACGAATTAGCATCAGTGTCTTTACGTAAAAGCATTAAGTCAACATCTACTCCCATCTGCTTTTTTTCTATCTCTGCTATTCTTTTACCTTGCTCAACTATAGTAGCATTCTGCTTTGCGACTTCTTCGACTGCTCGTTGTAGCTTTTGCTGACTTTCAAACACAGCACTAATTTGATCCCAACCAAACCATAAGGCAACGCCCCCTGCTAAAAGCATAACTAAAAGAATACCTGCTTCTTTAGAAAGCTTGTCAATTGCTCCTCCTGTATCTAAGGCATCAGACATCTATTCGCCCTCTGCAAAATAAAAACCTAAAACTGTCCCGTAAATGCCAATCAACACAGTTGCGTCAATTTGATTACTTACTATGGTTTCCCAACAGACTAATCCAGTTAAAGAAACGCTTATAAACTGTCTAATAGTTTGCTTGCTAAAAAGCCCTTCGCCTTTGCGAAAATAATCTTTTACTGAAATCTGGTCATCTGACATAATTAGTCTCCTTGAGTAGCTCTGTAAAAAGAGGCAAACGTCATTGTAGTTGCCCAACAAATAGCACCATACAATGCTTCATGCTCCCACCAACCCGCCCACTCTCTTCCACCGGGAAAACCAACAATTCGCCAAGCTTCATACAACATCGTTACACAAACAGTAGCGGCTCCTGACCAATAACCACATTTACTTGCTTCTTGTGCGGCTTTCTGTTTTTTGGTCATTGTAAAAAGATCTTTGCTGAGTTTTTTAGCTCTTTTTTCCGCTTCTATAGCTTCATCCCTGCTTTGCCTTGATGCTGATCTTTCTAACCTTGTAATTTTCTTTAAATCTGATACTTCTTGTCTCGCTTTGTTATAAAGCTCTTTTAATTCATTTGGACTTCTTATTTTATTGGGAGGGGGATAATTCATAAAATACCTCCTTTTATTTTTTTCTGAAATTCCGTGCAACTTCTTTCGCTTTGGGTGTTTGCTTGCTAAACTGTTTACCTTTTTTTAAGTCTTCTCGTTTTTTCCGCGAAGTAGCTGAATAAGCTTGCGAAGACATTCTTTCAATAACTTTTCGTGGTAAATATCTTTCGCCTGTTGCTTCTTTTCCTTGAGTACTTGGTTTACCTGACTTAGTTCTCCAATCTTGTTTTGTCCATCTCTCAAGAGACTTTTGGGACTTGCCTTTTCTTTTGCCTTTTTTATAACCTCCACCAGCTTTTTCATATTCCCTCACAAGTAGTTGACTTTTACGCGCACTCCATTGACCTCTTTTGCCGCCACGATTCCCTGCCATTATGCGATCTTTAATTCTATTCCTTAAAGACGGGTTCGTGTATATGCTGTCATCGAGAAGCATGTCTATAGATTCAGATAAAAGCTTAACCCTATCTATCAATGGAACAACAACTACGCTTTCGCTTGTGTGGCTTGCTCCAGAGTGTAAACTGCCATCTGGCATTTCATGGACTTCACCTTCGTAAACTGTCCCATCTTCTTTGACGTATGTTTTGTCATTAGATTTTTTTGGCTTATCTGGTATCATATACTTACTGTCTGTAAAACGATCATAATTAGCATTCTTTCTTCTATTCATAGTAAATCACCAGAACTTCTTTCTGAAAAAGTCATTTCTACTGGCCTTCCTTGTGGACGATCAATTCTTTCTAATCTGTAAGATGACCCTTTATAACTTACAACTTCTTGTTCTTGTTTTGTCAATCTATCAAACGAAGAAATGTCATTCCCGTTTTTCATTTTTACAATCATTATTACACTGCTTCTTGTAGGGACTAAAGGTTCGTCACGCCTTTCGTTTGCAAATTCTTCAGCAATCTTTCTACTTTTAGAAAAAGATGAAGCAGATTTTTCTGTGAAGCCAAGACCGTTACCTGTGTCATTAACCCACTTGTCTCGTTCTTTTTCAGTTTTAAATGCCATTCCCCTATACACAGTGCCTTCAAAAACTGGTGATTTAGCTAATGCTGAATCAAAGTTTTCTACAGTATCATTTTTTTTATTAGAAGCTATGCCTTCTCTAATGCTATTAGCGTTGACTGTACTCCAATCACTAATAGCACCCCATTCTTGCATAGATAAGCCTTGAACCCATTGCTCTCCAGAGGTGGCTCTTCTTCTGCCGTGAGCTTTTTGATTGTGCGTTTGGTGTAATTTGATAACATCACTATCAAGGTCACTCAACCTTTTAAATAAATCTTTCAAACTCACTTCATCCTATTAGTCAAAAAATAGACTGCTTAGTCTGATCTGTGTATCTACCAGTCTTTTGATTTGCATTCTAATAAAAATAATATCTTCTTCGGTTTTTACATCATACTGAGCAACTGCGGCAAGGCTATTAGACAGGGATTGTGAATAACTCGCATAGTCAGCCGAGTCATAAAATTGAACCTCACCTTCATTATCGGCTTTTTCATCTCCAAAAAATCCTCCCAGTTCGTTGCCTTCTTTATCATTCATCAGCAAGCCCTTCTGGGTGTTATTTGCAATATTTCTCTTTTGAAGTAATTGCTCCAAATAACTTGAATATCTGCCCACCATCCTCCCATTGGCCGTGGCCCTTTGCCTGTTTCATGCCACCAACCATCTCCTTTTACGCTAAACTCATCTTTATACGTAGGCAATTGCAAATGCCATTGTGTATCTATCCAAGTTTGACCATGCGTTCCTAATCTTTCCCTATTTATCTCTACTGCCCAAGATTCGTGAATATGACCTCCTACAACTAAATGAGCATCTGGCAAATATACAGACCTTCTATTTGTCTGGATTACGCCTTTTGTAACAGGGCCACCACCACCAGATCCGTGGGTGTAAGCTACATTCAACGATCCGAATGTTTTTCTAGTCGCAGTGTTTTTATGCCTACATCTTAAAATTATCCAACCTGTATATGGGCCTACTAAAATGTCTGATCCTGTTTTAAGGTTTAGCTCTCTTACGCAAGCAGAAAGCAAATCGAACTCAGCATGTTTTATTATGCTTGTTTCGTGATTCCCTTTTGCCCATATAGCTATGTTTTTTGAGTAAGGTTCAAGGAACTCGACAGTCTCTTCAACTAAGGCGTTTAGATAGTCGTTTCTTTGATATTCTTTTCTAACGCCAGACTTTGACCCTCTTTTGTCTGAACTGCCCTGCATCGCATCCCACCAATCGCCTAAGAAGAAAATTCTATGATTCCCCTCTTTAGCTTGGTCTAAATGCTCTTTGAGCTTTGCTCTATTACAATAAACGGAGTCAAAGTGTTGGTCACTGCAAAACAACACTGACTCCATTTTTGACTTCAACTTAAACTCAAGCTCAATGATAAACGACTTCGTGCCTGCTTTTACCGACTTGCTCATTGCTTGTCCTTTGGGGAGGGGGAAGCGTTTGAGATACTACATCGGATAAGACAGTCTACTCACCTTTATCTTGATCTCTTAGTGCAAGCTCTCCTACAAATTCATAAATCCAAGAAGGCCACTCATCGACAAACCTTTGAACTTTTCGACTCTCTTCGTTGCGAACTGTCCTATTGCCTGTTCTTGACCTATTGTCAAGCCTTCTATCTGCCGCTGAGTTTGTGCGCCTTTCTGTAGAACTGTCGGGAGATGCAACACCGTTCTCAAGCTGTTGCATATCCTTTGCTTCTTGGCGAACAGAAGTAGGTTGAGGAGTAGCTTCTGTTCTTTCTGGCAAGGCGAACTTATCGCGCAAGTAGTCCTCAATGTTTTCATCGGGCTGAACAAATACTTCACCGACTTCACGCAAGAAACGAATCAACTGCGGCAAGGCCACTGCACCTATGTTAGATGCTTTCATTCTTACAGGCGTGGGATTTTTGTAATTCAACTCTAATAGCTGATTGATAACTTGATTTGTGTAATTGTCAGCGACCCAGTTTGCGACATTCTTTAGAGAGTCATAAAAGAACTCTTGAGACGATTCGCCCAAAGCACGATTACCTGCCCCATCGCCAAAGTTGATGAACTGAGCAAGGCCACTTTTGCCTATTTCTTCATTGTGATGATTAATAGTAGGTAGCACATCCAACACTGCTCCTTGCGCTACTGTCTTGATGTCGATTTCTACGCCATGAGGCGTGATGACATAAGACTGACTACCGGCTTTCCAGTTCTTTCCCATTTCAACAAGGGCTTTTAATCCTTCATTGTCGAACTCTTCTGGCAGTTTGATGTGAGGAATGCCCAAAGCAAACCTCTCAATTCGTATCGCATCAATATGATAGATTTGATCTTTGATAAACCAATGCTTGTAAGCCGCACGTAATAAAGACTGCCCTTCGTAGTTATTACCTTCTTGCTGATACGTCCACAGGGCGCACTTTTGTGGATAAGGGATATTTACCTCTCTTGACGCTCTGCCGCTATCAATCTGCTGAACTATCCCCGTAAGATTTTCCTTTTTGTCCGTGTTCCACTTCCATACTGTGGTTGCAAGGCGTGGGGCGATCTTGTTGAGCATTATTTTTTTCTGGCCTTGATAGTCCTCAACTTCATAAACTTTTTCTGCCCATGAAAAACCTGCCCACAGTGCAGAGGTTATGTGCTTGAGAAGCGAAGGCCAACTAATACGCTCAAACGTATTGTGACGAATGAACTCCCTTTGCTCTTCGTCACCTCCTTCAATCGTCCACTCTGCTGACAAGATCGGCATCGTCACTGCGTAGAGCAGTGCCTGTATTTGAGCATCTGTCCTACGCATCTTATCGTAGGTGTCAACAGCATTGGGGAATGTGAGTTTTTCGTTGAACTCATCATTTGAAATAAAACCATCGAAATAGCTTACCCCTCCCTGCCCTAACTCAGCAGTAAGCTTCTTTCTTTCACTTGGCTCATTAAGCTTAAACTCTTCACCGTTTGCTTTGTATAGCTTATATGGTGATAAGTCTACTTCGTTGCCGTTAGTCTTTATGTTTATTTCAGTCATTTTTTCATCTTCGTGAAAAGTGGTAGAAAACTCACCTTTGAAAAATAAATGGGAGTATTCCCCCTTCTATTATAGGATTAGAAAGACATCTTTTTTACTTGCATACCTCTTGAGTTCTGATCCTTCGCATTCTCTAATGCATTCCACACTGCGGCTGAGTTAAGCAATGACCTGCTCCGAGCGTGGAACGCCATCGCTAACGTGTCGGCTCTGTCTGGAGAAGACTCGCCTCGTTTTCTCATTTCGCTTTTCGACTCCATCTTAATTTGACCATTACTTGTTATATCGAACTTCCTTGATGTAAGCTGATGGATAAGAATTTTGTCGTTAGGGATCGAAAGCAAATCACCATTCTCTGAGTTGTAGTTCTTTTCAAACGCCTCTCTTAAGTGCCACATCATCTCAGTGCCTAAGTTGGCGTATTTAGTAGGTTCCTTTGCCCTCATCCCTGCGTTGACAGCAATTATACCATCCCTGATTTGCTCACGTACTCTATCTGTTACGCCTCCCCCAAGCCCTGCATCATCAATTGCGATCTTGGGAACTCCCGACTGCATCATACGAACGACACGACCTGCTGTCTTCATTAAGTCCTTGCCCTTATACGTCTCAACGATCCGCGCCTCATTGCCTACGAACTCAATAAAGCATGTCTCATCGCCCCCAAACCTCGCTACGTCAACAGCAACTGCTCTGCCCTTTGTCATCTTTACGTCCCGATCCACAGCGGCCATGACCCAATTGATGGGGATCATCGTATCGTCTGTCTCTTCGGGGAACTCGCCCAAGTCCATTGCAACAAAGAGCGGTGAGTTTTCGCCTAAGTCTCGCGCATCGTCTTCTATCTGACTCAGCGCAACACGCTCTGACTGATAAGAAGACAGGCTGAACACATTCCACTTTGTGGCTTGATCGCCTCGGCAGATATCAAAGAAAGGGCCAGAAGGACTACCGGGACTACTCAAACAAATCCACCAAAACTGCCCACCGGGATTGCCTCGCAAAATCCTTCTTACAGCGGAGAAAATCTCTGGCTTGATCGCTTTCGCCTCATCCATCACCACTGCTACGTACTGCCCGTGGATTCCCTCAAACGTAGCTTCCGATGTAGCCGCACGACCCATAGCGAACCAATCGGGTGCAATATTTATACTCGTAGACAAGACTTTCGTTTGCTTGATTATCGTGTCGTGAGAACGGTCATTCCACATGGATATCTCTCGCCACAACTGATTCACTAACTGGCTCCACGTTCCCGCAGTCGTAACAACTTTGCCACCGGGATGCGTATCCAAAAACCAAAGTACCCAAAGAGCCGCAGTCGTTGTCTTCGCACATCCGTTGGCCCACTTGAATGCATAAAACCCTGCATCTGCCATAACGTCCAACGCTTCGGCTTGATACGATTTACGCTCATCGAACATAAGAGCTTTTTTATTCTTCTTTAGCCAGTGGTGATTGTCCACTCGCTTACAGAAGTTTTCAATCTCGCCTCGTGATCTGTACTTAGCTAATTCAATCTC